TTCGCAGTCCTCAAGGCCGTCTCCTCTTAATCTCTCAACCATGAAAAAACTACTCGCACTCCTCAGTCTCGCAGTCGCGCTCGTCTCCACCGCTGCCCATGCCGCAGATGCTCGCACGGTCCTCAGCACCACCACCAAAGCGGGCAACACGATCACCAGCTACGTCGGCCGCGTGCAAGGCGATCCGGCCGCCGATGGCTCGCTCACCCTCACGATCTTCCCGCTCGTGGTTAAAACCGACAGCGAGGGCACAGTGATTTCGTCGGAGTTGAGCACTAATGCCAGCTTCACGCTCACGCTCACGCCGCAGCAGTTCGCAGGCATCTCTGCCGCAGTGAAAGCCGCTTTCACCGCAGACCAAGCCGCAAAGTTTGCCCAGCAAAACCCGCCGCCTGCTCCCGCACCTGAAACGCCGCCGAATCCCTGATCGCTGCCTCTGATTCCCATGGGCCTCTTCTCCTTCCTCTCCCGCCAGCCGAAGATCTACACCGGCCGCGTGCTCGATCTCGCCACCCTGCGCTGTGCGCTCGGCCTGCCAGGCGCGATGCTCGTCGCCGGCAAGGCCCAATATGCCGAGGTCAACTCCTCCGCTGTGGTCTCGCTCGCGCAAGCGGTGCGCTCGGATCTGTGGACCGCGGGCGGGATTCGCTCATGGCAACCCGGCGCGACGTGCACGCTCTTCGCCGCGCAGTTCTCGGCCTCGGGCCAGCGCCGCTTTTTTGCCGAGGCGTTTCAGGATCGCCTTGGCACGCAAGTCCTCGGCCTCGCTGCGGGCGATGTCTGGTTTCATCCCGACACTGCACCCGCCGGCATTGATCACGCCATCGGTTTCGCCCTCACCGAGAAAGGCCTGCTCTTCATCGATCCGCAGGCTCCCGACGCCCTGCGCCCGATGAGCCCCATCGAGCTGCTCTCCATCACCCATCTGCGCCTGCTCTAATTTCATCCTATGAAAACTAACGTCCTCAAATACCTCGCCCTCGCGGGCAAAGTCACGGGCGTCGTTGCCGGTCTCGGCGCGATCCCGTTTGTCAGTCCTCAAGTCGGCGTCCTGATCTTCGCGGTCGCTTCGATCGTGAAGGACGTCACCAACCGCGTCGGCGACATCCTCGACGACGGCCAGGCCAACGGCTCGTTCAAATCCGAGTAAATGGTCACGGCGATCTTGAGTTTCCTCGGCTCGGTCATCTCGGCGCTTCCCAAGCTCCTCGAGATGGCCGGGTCGTGGAGACGCGACAAGGCCATCGCCGAAGACCAGGCCAACAAAGACAACCGCAACGCCGCCGCCATCCGTGAAGCGACTAAACCTACTTCTGGTCCTAGCGTTTAGCGGATGCGCGACGGCTCCGGCCATCGCCCACCGCGACGCTTCGCTGGCGCTCATCGAGCACCCGCAATTCAAAGCCGCCGCCCAAGCCGCGCCGCAATGGGTCGAGCGCGCACTCACGACCATCACCGCCCTCGAAGCCGATCTCGCCCGCAAATGAAGCAGACCGACACCATCATCGACAGCGAAGCTCCGATCCGCACGACGTGGGGCGTCATCGTTTCCATCGGCGTCGCCATTGCGGCCGGCGCCACGGCCTTTGCCGTGCTTAAGGCCGACGAGCAAGCATCGAAGGCGACTCTCTTGGATCACGACACCCGCATCCGCGCCATCGAGCGCAAGGTCGATGCCGATCACGACCTCCTGCTCGAAATCCGCGGCGACGTAAAAGCACTCAGGAAGGCGCCCTAATCGCCATGCTCCTCGACTCGATCTACACCAAACTATCGGCCACGGGCGCCGCTACTGCCGCAATCCTCGGCACTCTGGTGGCGGCGCGGCTTTATCCGACGCAAGCTCCCGTCGGCGCGCTCACGCCTTACGCGGTCATGACTGAAGTCTCTGGCGTGCCAAATCCGACGCTTGGCGAAGCCTCCGCCTCGGCGAGTCAGCTCATTCAGTTCTCATGCGTCGCATCTACGGCCCGCGGCGCGCGCCTCATCGCGCAAGCAATCGTCTCCGACCTCGACAACGTGACGCTCGCGGGCGGCGAAGTGTGCCTCTCGTGCTCGACGCAACAGGGCTATTCCGAGGCCACCGACCAATTTCTCACCATCGTCGAGGCCCGCTACTTCGTGCCGGCCGGCATCTAATTTCCACCACCTCACCGTTAAACCAATCAACCGCATCCCATGAGCACCAGAATCGCCACCAAAGGCAGCATAATCAAACACGGCGCCTCCGCCACACCCACCACCGTCCTCGCTGGCGTCTTGGCTATCACGCCGAGCTTTGGCGAGCGCGCCATGATTAAGGCCACCGGCCACGACGACACCGTGACCGACAAATACATCCCACGCCCGATCCGTGAGACGGATTCGCTGACGGTCGAGATCGCCTACGACCCGGCCGACACCGGCCACGAGGCCGTGCGTGCCGCCCACGCGGCCAACACGACTTACTACTTCACGCTCGTCCTCCCCGACGCCGGCGCGGCGGAGTGGGCATGGGTCGGCAACATCACCAACTTCGCCGTTGGCTCCCTCGATCCCGACACCGGCCTACTCAAGGCCACGATCTCATACAAGGCCACCGGCGCCGCCACCTTCACCCAGTGAAGACGATCCGCTGCCTTCGCCCCATCCTCGACACCGGCGAGATCTACCTTCGCCGCGGCGAGACTGCCATCGTTGCCGAGGCGGAGGCAGCGCGCCTGCTCGCCGCCGGTCACGTCGAAATCGTGCCGGCGGCTCAACCCAAAACAACCGCTCCGAAATCCTGACCCATGGAACCTGGAACACCGACCCCCTCGCTCACGCTCGACGGCATCAACTACGCGCTCGCGTGGAATAAGCGCAGCGAAGCCCTTCTCTCAAGCCGCGGTCACAACGTGCTCTCGCTCGTGCAAATGCTGCGAAAGAAACGCGAGGGATTTTATGGCCTCTGCCTTGGTGTTTGGGCGGCGCTGCCTCCGTCGCACCCGTTTGCGGGGCCGGAGGATCTGGCCGAGGCGCTCGGCACGGCGGAAAAGCAAGTGCCGGCATACTCCGCGCTCGATGCCCTCTGGCGCCACGCCTATCCGGCCACGCCAGCCGAAAAAAAAAGCGACTCGCCATCCTCGTCCCCTGGGCCCGTGCCACACTCAACCTCGGCATCGGCCTAGCCGCGCTCGATTACTGGAAACTTACCGACCTCGAGCTTTGCGCCCTGCTCTCGGCCTCTCGTGGTGAAAAGACGCCAGCCGAAGAGCGCGCCGAAGAAATAGCAGCCCAACGGAAACTCGCCATTGCACTCGGAGCCTCACCCGCAAAAAAATGATCCCCGTCAAACTCAAATGGGAAGCCAACCTCATCGACCTCGATGAATTGGCCGCCGCATTGGCGGAGGACGTTGCGGCCTTTGCCATCGAGAAGTCTGCGAAGAAGTTCAAGGCAACGATCCAAGCCTACACGCCAGTTGAGACGGGCAAGCTCCGCCGAAGCATCGACTACACCATCGGCATCATTCCCGAAAAGCACATCGCCTACGGCGTCATCGGGGCGAAAAGCGGATCGCGCGGCAACCGCTACGCTCACCTCGTGGAGTTTGGTCACGTCGCCGTTGCACCGCGAAAAGGAAAGACGCGGCGCAAAGGCAACGCCCGCGACATCACATACGTCCCCGCCCGCCCCTTCATGCGGCCCGCGGCGGAAATCTTCGCGGCGTATGCCGGCACCGAGCTTGCGAGCGGCGTGGAAAACGCCCTCGGCGTGAAGGTCACGGCCATGCAGCGTAAAAAGAGAGTCACCGTCAGCTAACCACCCGCCATGCCACGCACCTCCAACATCGGAAACCTCGCCGCGGTCATCAGCGGCAACGCTGACCTCCTGGCCAAAGAGCTCGGCCGCGCGAAGAGCGTCATCAACGAGACGACCGCCTCGACCTCCGCGAGCTTCTCGAAACTTGACGACCGCATGGCGCGCACCGGCTTGCAGGTCATCGCCGGGGCTCACGTCTTCCGGCTGTTTCACGAGGAAATCAAATCCGTCATCGCCGACATCGAGAACATCCCCGGCATCCCCGGTGACACCATCGTTTCGGTGCAACGGATGCGGGCGGAGTTTACCGTTGCGCAGAACGGAATCCAGCAAGCGGCCGGCTCGTTGGCCGGCTTCGTTTCCAACGCTGCGACGTCAATCGGCGCTTTGCTCGGCGCTCTCAGCGTGCGCGGAGGCAACGACGTTTTCGATGGCGTGGCCGAGGGACTCAAAGCCCTCAACGATGACATGGAAAGGGCCGCGCGCCTCACGCCCGCATACAAGCAAAAGCTCGCGGAGGCCGGCGACAAGTTGGCCGAGCTGCAACGGCGTATCGGCCGCGCCGAAGTGTCGCAGGGCGAGCGCATCAACGCGCTAGGCCGCGAAGCGGAGGGCTTGCGTGCATCCGCGGCGAAGTTCGACGCCGACGATCTGGAGAACAACGTAGCGCGCCGGATCGCGGCCGGCGAAAAAGAGCTCGAAGCGATGCGGATGAAGGGCGAACTCGTGAAACAGATCAAATCCGAGATGACCGGCGTCGGCGCACTCTATGAGCACCAAGCCCGGGCCACGATGAGCACGCGCGACGCCATCGCCGACATCGAGAGAGAGCTTTCCAGCCGTTACAGTCAGAAAGTGCCCGACCTCACCGGCGGCCTTGCAAACCTAGACGGAAAAGACCTCGAAAAGACCCTCGCCAACTTTAAGCAAATCCGCGCCCTCGAAACGGAACACCTCGAGCTCCTCAAGAAAAACGCCGAGTGGGCCAACCAGCTCGGCTCGGCTTTTGCCAGCACCTTCGACCAAGCCATCCAGCACGGCGGCCGGCTCGGCGATTTCCTCCGCTCGCTCGCTCAAGACATCCTCGGCGTTTTCAGCAAGCTCGCCGTCGTCAACCCGCTCATCAACGCCATGTTTGGCTCGGCTGGCTTGGGCGTCACGGGATTTAAACCGATGCCTTCGCTCTTCGGCTTCGCCACCGGCGGAGATTTCACCGTCGGCGGATCGGGCGGCACCGACAGCCAAGTTGTCGCCTTTAAGGCGACGCCAGGCGAAGCGGTCTCTGTTCGCACGCCGGGGCAACAAGCCGGCGGCGACGGCACGACCGTCGTGAACCATTTCAATTGGTCCTTCGGGGCCGGCGTCACGGCTGGACAAGTCATGGCGCTCATCCCGGGCATCATCGAGCAAACCAAAGCCGCCGTTGCCGATTCGGTGATGCGCGGCGGCAGCTACCGTAAAGGATTCGCATGAGCCTCACCTATCCACTCACCCCGCCCGCGGTCCTTAAAGTTGCCCGCCTTTCGATCACCGCCCGCACGGTCGTTTCGAGCGCAGAATCGCCTTTCACCCTCGACCAACAAGTTTACGCGCATCAGGGCCAAGCATGGCAGGCGGAAGTCGTTTGCCCTCCTCTGCTCCGCGCCGATGCCGAGCAGGTTTTGGCCTTCCTTCTCGCGCTTAACGGCCGCCAAGGGACGTTTAAGCTCGGCGACAGCTCGGCCACAGCGCCGCGAGGTAATATCGCCGGCTCGCCAACCTGCAACGGCACGCAGACCGCCCGATCGACCACGCTGACGCTCACCGGCCACACCGGCACGCTCGCCGTCGGTGACTGGATTCAGATCTCCACTGCGCTCTACAAGGTCGTGCAGGTCAACTCAGCCGGCTCTGTCGATGTTTTCCCGCGCCTCCGCTCGGCCTACGCCGGCGGCACGGCCATCGTCTATTCGTCGCCAGTCGGGCTCTTCCGCCTCACCGGCTCGACGTCGTGGGACATTTCGGAGGCGCGCACCTACGGAATCTCGTTCTCTGCCGTGGAGGCCATATGAGCCGCGCCCTGACGAGTGGAATGGTGACAGCGGTCACGGCCCCCGTCGTGACGCCCGTCATGCTGTGCGAGTTCGCCTTCGACGGCGGCACCGTTCGCTTCTGGACCGGCTACGGCACGCTGACGTGGGGCGGCAACGACTTCACCGGCTCCGGCAATTTGATCGGCGTCTCGGCGATCAAGGAAGTGGCCGACAACTCGGCGCAAGGGACGAGCTTCACGCTCAACGGCATCCCGTCCTCGCTCCTTTCGACCGCGCTTACTGAAAGCTATCAGGGCCGCTCGGCAAAGCTCTGGCTCGGCGCCATGGATAGCAGCGGCGCCCTCATCTCCGATCCCTACCTAATTTTCGGCGGCCGGATGGATGTCATGTCGATTTCCGACGGCGGTGACACCGGCAGCATCACGCTCACGGCCGAGAATCGCCTGATTGACCTCAACCGCTCACGCGAGCGCCGCTACACGCCGGAGGATCTGGCTATCGAGTTTCCCGCGGACAATTCGCTTCGATTTGTCGCCGCGCTGCAAAATGCTCAGATTATCTGGGGCGCAGCCGGATCGACCGTCGCAGGCAGCGGAGAACCCGTCGCCAGTGGTAACGGAGGAGGCGAAGAATGAGCCGGCCCCACGATTGGCCGGAGCGCCTCGCGGCATGGTATGAGGCCAACCGCTCCGCGCCGTTTTCGTGGGAGCATCACAATTGCGGCTTTGTCGCGTGCGATTGGGCCCGCGAGATCACCGGCCTCGACCCCGCGGAGCCTTTCCGCGGCAAAGGCGGCGCGCTCGGCACGATGCGCAGCATCAGGGCGGCCGGCGGCGCGGAGACGATCTTTGAGCAGGCCGCACGGCAAAACGGCTGGCGGGAAATTGCGCCAACCGTTGCGCAGCGCGGCGATGTCGTCCTTCACCAAACGCCCCGAGGCGCCGCGCTCGGCGTTTGCATGGGCGGAGCTGGAGCATTTATGCAAAAAACCGGCCTCGGCCTTGTGCCGTTGAAAGCGTGCCGGCGCGCTTGGAGGATCGAATAAAATGCCTTTTGTCGCCGCATGGATCGCATCGGCCGCGGCTACGGCCGCAGCCGTAACCACAACCGGAGCTCTGGCCCTTGGCGTGAGCACAGCAGTCGCGAACGCGGTATTTGCCGCCGTGACTACGCTCGTGACGTGGGCCACCTATGCCGGCCTTGCCTACGGCGCCTCGCGCATCCTCAACAAGCAGCCCAAGCTCCCGGCCTTTATCGCCGACGCCAGCGACCGGACGCAAATGATCCGCCAGGCGGCGGCCTCGCGGAAGATCGTTTACGGCAAGGTCAAGACATCCGGCCCACTGATCTTTGTTCACTCAACCGGCACCAATAACGAATACCTGCACCTCGTCGTGCTCCTAGCGACTCACGAGATCGAGCAGATCGTTGACGTCTATCTCAACGACGAGCTCCTCACGTTTTCCGGCACCACGGGCGGAGCGGCTACCGGCAAATATGCCGGCTTTGTGCGCGTGAATTTCAAATACGGCGGCGCCGGCCAAACCGCCGACACCGACCTAGTAGCCGAAACGGGCGGCACATGGACGAGCGCCGACAAGCTAGGCGACATCGCTTACATGTATATCCGGCTGAAATACGACGCGAAGATGTTTACGAGCGGCCTCCCGAATTTCTCGGCCGTCATCAAGGGGCGCAAGGTTTACGATCCCCGCACGGCTACGACGGGCTACAGCAACAACGCCGCGCTCTGCCTCTACGATTACATGACCGATGCCAAGTTTGGCCTTGGCGTGCTTTCGTCCGAGATCGACACGGCGACCATCCAAGCCGCGGCCAACGTATGCGACGAGGCCGTGAGCTTGGCCGCGGGCGGCACCGAGTCGCGCTACACGCTCAACGGCACCGTGGACACCGCGCAGGCGCCGCAAGCGATCATCGAGGCCTTGCTCTCGGCCATGAGTGGCCGCGCAATTTACGCGGGCGGCTTTTGGTTCATCCGCGCCGGCGCCTACGTCTCGCCGACCGTGACACTCACCGAGAGCGACCTCCGCGGCCCGATCTCCGTGCAAACCAAGCTCTCTCGCCGCGAGCTATGCAATGGCGTGAAGGGCGTTTTCGTTTCGCCTGATTCCCTCTGGCAACCGACCGATTTCCCGCCGCAAACCGGAAACGTCGCCGCGACGGCCCTGACCGTCGGCCTCAAATACACCATCGCCGTTGTCGGCACGTCGGATTTCACGTTGGTCGGCGCGGCAAGCAATGCCGTCGGCGTCACGTTCACGGCCACCGGCACGACGACCGGCACCGGCACCGCGGACCTTTACCAAGGCCAAGACAACGGAGAACGGCTCTGGAAAGATGTGCAATTGCCCTACACGACAAGCAGCGCCACGGCGCAACGCTTGGCGCGCATCGACCTCGAGCGCAGCCGCCGGCAGATCACCGTCTCGCTCTCGTGCAAGCTCACCGCGCTCACCGTGCAGGCCGGTGACAATATCATGGTGACGAACGCGCGCCTCGGTTGGAGCTCGAAGGTGTTCGAGGTCACGTCGTTTGCTTTCGCCAGCTATTCCGACTCGGAGGGCAACCCTGCGCTCGGCGTCGATCTGGTCCTCCGCGAGACCGACAGCAACGTATGGGCGTGGGCGGGCAACGACGTCACGCTGCCAAGCGCGGCCACGACGACTTTGCCGAGCCCCTACACCGTCGCCGCACCGACGGCGCTTTCGCTCGCGGTTTCGTCGTTTCGCCAAACCGACGGCAACCTCGTGCCGCAGCTTCAAGTCTCATGGACCGCCCCCGCCGAACAAACCGTGCAGAGCGGTGGGCTGATCCGCATCCAATACAAAACCCACGCGGCCGGCACCTGGACCGAGTGGGGCACGGTCAAAGGAGATCAAGTGTTCGACTACATAACCGCCGCCCTCATTATTGGCACCGCCTACGACGTGCAAATTCGAGCCGAGAACGTGCTCGGCGTGCCTTCCGCGTGGGTTCAATACAACAATTTCACGGTGACGGCCGACTCGACGCCGCCGGCAAACCGCGTCGATCTCGCAGCCACCGTCGGCACGGGCAAGAGCGTCTCGCTGGCGTGGGCACTCAACACCGAGGCCGACTTCGCCGGCCAATATAACGTCTATCGAGGCGCGGGCGGCGGAGGCAGTCGTAGCAAGATCGCCACCGTCTATTCCAATCGCTTCGTTGACGTGAACGTGTCGCTTGGCTCGTCCTACGATTACGACGTGCGCGGCCTAGACCAGACCGGCAACGAGGCCAGCGCGAGCAACGTCGTGACGGCCACGCCCTCTGTCGTCGCATTTGGCAGTATCGACGCCACGGCGCCGACCGATCCAACGGCCAGCATCGCGCCGACGGGTAACGGCACTTACAATTCCTCTGACGGCACGGTCTATGCCTACGTTCAATTTACGCTCAAGGGCCTCCCGACCGGAGCCGTCGGGCAATACCTGCTTTACAGGCGCAACGGAGACGCGCAGTGGAGCATCGCCGGCGATTACACCAACACCGTCGATCTGACGGGCGTGAAGATCCCCGATCTGTCTCCCGGCGTCGCCTACGACTTTGCCGTTCAAGCCTATTCGTTCTCCGGCACCGTGACGAATATCATCTCGGTCACGAGCGGCACGAATTACACGACGCCAACCGCGCCGGCACCGTCGGCCCCGACTAACGTCGTCTATGTCGCCGGCGACTCGTCGAGCTACAACGAGAAGGCCACGTTCGGCAATCTGGGCGTGCGCTATGCGGCCCTCGCTTCGTGGGACGTGCCTTCTGACAAGTCGGTGACTCGCTGGCAGTGGGTTTCGACGACCACGGACAGCAACGCCGCCGCCGATGCCGCGGCAAATCCCGTCGGCCCTGGCGCTCAACCCAATTACGTCTCCGAGCCGCGCGTCGTCGTCTCGAAAGACGTGCTCGGCTTTGGCGGCTACTTCCGCGTCCGCGCGCTCAACAGCAGCGGCCTTGCTTCCTCGTGGACCGGAGGCGGAACAAATCTCGACACGGCCACGCTGAAACGGCCCGTCAACTTGAGCACCGGAGCGGCGAAGCGGGTATTTTCTGGAAACGCCAGCGTGACGCTTACCGGCGGCGGAGCGACAGAGCTTTTCACCATCAGCCTTTCGGGCGCCGGTTTCTCAGCAAAACCCGTTTGCGGAATCCTCGGCTGCGTAGACCCCAAATACGTCATCGTTTACGAGAGCACCAACGGCAGCAACTCGTCCTCGACGGCCTACTGCCGCATCCAAAGCACCGACGGGACTACGATCCCCGCCACGACTACCCCCGTCTCGTATGTGTTCACCGACTAAAAACCACCCATGAAACGCACCAAAAAACGCGACCGGCGGCTTCTTGTCGTCCTTTCAGATACTCACTCGGGATCTACCGTCGCGCTGATGCCTCCGCGGATCGAGTTGGCCGAGGGCGTGGTCGTCGAATCCAACGCACTCCAAGCATGGTTTTGGGCGTGCTATCTCGACGTGCTGGAATGGGTCAAACAGATCGCCGGCCACGATGATTTCGGCCTGATCCTCAACGGCGATTTGATCGAGGGAGACCATCACCGCACCGATCAAATCATTGGCCGCAACCTCACCGATCACATCGCCGTCGCGGAGGCCGTCCTGCGGCCCTTGATCAAGATGGCGGGGCGCACGTTCATCGTCCGCGGAACAGAGTGCCACGTCGGAGACACGGAGGCGGCGCTCGGCCAAATCTTCCAGACCGAGAAGAACCCCGAGACCGGACGCCGAGTCTTCGATCGCCTGACGCTCGACGTTTGCGGCGTGCGATTGGTCGCCCGTCATCACGTCTCGACCACCTCGCGGCCTTGGCTCGAAAGCAACGGCCTCGGCATGGAACTTGCCAGCGAGCAATTGAACGCCGTCCGCAATGGCGAGCCGATGCCGCGGATCTTATGCGTCGCGCATCGTCACGTCGGCGGCCATGCCTCGACGGCTGACGGCCTCTGTCTCGCGACGCCGGCATGGCAAGGCCTCACCAAGCACGGCCATAAAGTCGTCGGCGCCTCTCGATGCAAGCCTGGCGCCTACATCCTCGACTGGCGCGGCCTCGAGGACGGCGAGCTTCCTCGCGTGCATCGTCGAATTTATGAAGCACCACACGCGCAAACCATTGCCCTCTGAGGAGGTCGTAACCATTGGCAAAGCGACCTACGACCAACTCTGGGCCGAGGCAGTCGCCTCTAGCACGCCGCAAATTTACAACGAAAGCGACGGATGGATGAGCTCCGTTCAGTTTGCGGAAAAGGTCGGGATTCACATCAAGACGGCGAGAAAACACCTCGAGCGTCGCGTTGATTGCGGCACGTTTGAGAAAGCCGTCGGCGTAAACAAAATGAACATCATGACCGTTTACTATCGCCCGCTCGTCTTGAAAAACGCGCCAAAAACAAAAAACGGCTCGCGCAAGTAGTTGATCCCCAACGGTGCGACCACTGACTCGAAATCAGGAGTGTCCGAAAGGGCACCGTAGGTTCGAATCCTATCCTCTCCGCCATTAAGTCGCAGCGACTTACAGACCAGCCGCCTCGCAATAGGCGGCTTTTTTTGTAAACACTTTACGCAATCAGCGCGGAAACTTTAGGGACACTAATCCCCCGGCAAATGGACGCAAAACTTGCTCCGCCCTTGATTCCGAGTCAGGAGTTGCCGATGCGTCATCAGTTTTCGCTCTCACCGTTGCAACGCCAGGACGCCCGCGCCGCTCTTGCAATCCTTGCGCCGGTCGGCCTCACGCTCGAGCAGGCCGCCCGCTTGGCTCTGGGTAAGAAGGCGCCGACGCCGAAAACTATCGTCGCCGAGGTCGCTGATCTTTTCCTCCGCTCGCGGCTCGCCGGCCAGTGTCGGCCCTCAACCTTCGAGTGGTATGAGGAGCGGATCAACCTCATCGCCGACCATTGGGGCGAGCGGCTGATCGACTCGATCACCCGCGGCGAGTTTAAGTCGTGGATTGAGGGATCATCGACCGGCAACGCGGCCAAGGCCGCAACGGCTCGCGCAGCCCGCGCGCTCTGGCGTTACGCCCTCCACCAAGACCCGCCGCTCGTCAATCAGGTCGTCACCGAGGGGCTAGTCTTCAAGGCCGGCGCCAACGGAGCCGAGGGATCGACCAAAGTCCTCTCCGTCGCGCAATGCCGGCAAATCATGACGAAGATCGAGCCCGCCTACCGGAGCGCCGTCGCGCTCATGCTCTTTGCGGGCATCAGGCCGGAAGAGGTCATGGGAGATGGCAAGGCCGCGCTCCTCTGGGAGCACGTCAACACCGCGGAGCAAATCGTCCGCATCCCAGGCGAAATCTCGAAGACCGGCCAAACGCGCATCCTTGAAGGCCTCCCCGACGCGCTCTGGGCTTGGCTCACGCCCCGCGGACCGGCTGATTCGGTCGGAGTCGCGACGAGGAGGACAACCGTCGAGCACGCGAAGACGGCGGCCAACTTCAAGCTCTGGCCGCAAGATTGCCTCCGCCATACCTTCGCGACCTACGCCGTCGCGCTCCTCAATGAGCCTGGCCGCGTCTCGCTCTGGCTAGGGCACAACGGATCGCCAACGATGCTCTATCGCCACTATCGCGGTCTCGCCAGCAAGGCCGACGCGGAAAAGTTTTTTGCACTCAGGCCGGAGTGAATTGGGAATTGTTTGTGAGTAACTTTCGCTAGGGTGGGACGGTTTTTGACCCACCCTCCGCGCTATAATGGCGGCATGGAAAACGATCTGCCAAGCTACAAGCCCTCCGCATTTTATTTTCGCCGCGCATTGCGCACGGCTACGACCAAAGAGCGAGCGATTCAAATCGGCCTCGCCGTTTGCACCGAGCTCGAGGCGCTCAAGGCATGGGTGCGCGATCAAGGCATGATTCCGCCGAAGTGGCGCGTCGATCCTGACGAGGCGCGAGACAAAGGGTGGGGGAGGTAGGCCGCGCTACTTGGCAAACTTGATCTCGGCGGCGGCGTTTTCGACCAGCGAAACGAGCGCGGCATATTCGCCATCGCCGGCCGGCAAGGGGCGCACCGATTCCTTCTGGAACGGCATCGCGACGACGGTGAACGGCGCGACGCTCACGAGCGTCCCGTTGCCGTTCGACTTGAAATCCAAGACCGCGCGAATGGAGATTGCAGGATTGTCGCCCTCGGTCGGCACGACGGCGAGCAACGCGGCCCGCTCCTTCGAGATCGTCTTCCGAAAGACACCTTCGCCCCGGTCAACGTATCCGCCTTTTACTAACGACGACGCGAGGGCGGTTTTTACCGCGTCCTCCTTTGCCTCGAAAAACCGAGTAATAGGAGGGCGGCTCGATGGAGCAGACGCGCAGCCCGCAAACAACAGCGCCGCAACCGCGAGAAGAATCGTTTTCATGCCGTCTTCTCCCGGCGCGCGGTCTTCTAGGCAACCTTTTGCGGCGGCACTTTGGCCGTCATGTAGGGCTTTGCCGGCTGGCCGCGCATCTCCTCGACAATCAAACGGGAAACGAGCCCCGAGAACGTGGTCCCCTGCTCGGCGGCGGCGGCGGTCGCGTATTCGTGAATATGCGGCGCAATGCTCATCGTGACCTTTATCACCTTGGATTTGCTTGTTTTCACCTCGTATTAATTACGTAAAAAATACATTTACGCCAATTTTTTCTTGCACGTATTAATTACGTAATCATTACGTAAGAAATGGCGAGAAAATCAGTCCTCAAAAACCCTAAGCCCTTCACGGCGAACATAGAAAAGGAGCTTCACCAGCAAGCAATCCAGCGTTCGCGGGAATACGGTTACTCATTCTCCGAATATATTTCCCGGCTCTTGGTCGCCGATATGCGCCGCAAGCGCGGGATCGCCCACCTCAACCCCCGCAAACTGAAAGCAGCATGAAAACTTTCCTCGTTGCACTCGTTGCCATTCCGCTCCTTTGGGCGTTCCTCGCGTTTCTTTTTGTCGTCGCGGCCTATCGTGCCTTTCGCGGCTTGCCTCCCATCGAGTCGGAGGAGGAGTCATAATGCCGACTCACTCACGCTTCCGCGTCTGGCGCTCTTCGACGGCTCGCTCGTTCCTTTGCATTGCGGCGGCCCGCGATGAACGGCACGCGCTCCAAGTTGCCCGCCAACTCTTCCGCCTAGAGCGCACGGCTTTCGCCGTGAAGATCACCAACGAGGCCTCGATCAAATGCTAACCGAGACCGAGATCGACCAGATCGCCAGACGCACCGCGGCCTTTTTGGTCGAGATGCAGGCAGCGACGACGCCCGTAGGCCGCGAGGTTCTCACCGCGGGCGAGGCGCTTGCCTACATAGGAAAGGCGAACCTCAAGGCCCCCGCCAAGGCCTTTGCTCGCTGGAAAAAAGCTAACGGCCTCCGCCCTTGTTCCAAGGGTCGCTATTCACTCCGCGCTATCAAAGCCGCCCTCGATCGCGAGCAGCGCAAAACCTACCAGCACGCGGCCTAAGCGCCCGTAAAACCGCCGCACGAATTGCGGCACCCTTTTCGCCCCAAAGCGAAAGCCCGGGCCGCGCTAACGACCGGGGCCAATCAAAACCAAAACGATATACTCGTCATGCTAAACATCATCAGAGGCAAGAAACAAGGCGCGATTCGCGCCGTCATCTACGGGACGGAGGGCATCGGCAAGAGCACGCTCGCCGCTCAGATTCCCGATTCGCTCATCATCGACACCGAGGACGGCTCCGGCCAGATCGACGCCGCTCGCGTCCTAGCGCTCGATTGGCGAGCCATCGAGCACGCCCTCAAGGAGCTCATCGCCGAGCCGCAGGGATTCAAAGCCATCATCATCGACACGGCCGACTGGCTGGAGAAGGCGCTCATCGAGCACGTCCTCCGTCAGGCCGGAAAGAAGTCCATCGAAGATTTCGGCTACGGCAAGGGCTACACCATCCTCCAAGAGCACGTCGTTCGCTTTCTCGCCCAAGTCGATCAACTGATCGCGAAAGGGATTCACGTCGTCTTCGTAGCTCACGCCAAGGTGACTCGCACGTCACCGCCCGACCAGACCGACGGTTATGATCGCTTCGAGCTCAAGTTGACGAAGCAAGTCGCGCCGCTCCTCAAGGAATGGGCCGACCTCGTTCTCTTCTGCAATTACCGGATTCAGATCGTCGAAGGCAGCGACGGCAAACTCAAGGCGCAGGGCGGTCGCGAGCGCATCATGCACGCCGTCCATTCCGCGGCATGGGACGCCAAGAATCGTTTCGGCTTGGCCGACGAGATGCCGATGGAGTTTAAGCAGATCGCGGCGCTCTTTACCTCCGCTCAACCCCGCACGACGGCACCCGCAGCGGCTCCGGCCAAAGCGCCGGCCGTTGTCGAGCAGAACTACTCCAAGCTCGCCAGCGAGGCCGAGTTGACGCGCATCACGGCCCTCAAAACGCAGGCGACGGAGCAGATCCTCGAAGAATACCTCGAGCGGTTTAACGCGATCAACATCTCCGACCTGACCTCCGAGCAGGCGCTCGAGCTCATCGCCAGCATGGAGTCGGCAATTCAAGCCGAGATCGCGAAGCAAACCGCGGCGCCGGTTTTCCCGGCTACCGTCGCGACCTGGCTGGAGCAAAACGAGGAGGCGGCCAACGCTTACCTCGCTCACGTCAAATGGATCACCGCCGGCCAGACCTGGCGCGACCTCACGGCCGACAAGGCGAACACGATCGCCGACAAGTTTGCGAAGTTCTCCGGCGCCGTCACCAACCACGCAAAGACCGGGAGGAAGGCCGCATGAAGATCGAAATCAAAAGCATCTTCGGAGAGCTGATCTTCGAAGGCGATTTCGCCTCGATTTCGGAGGCCGTGAAGGCAGCCATCGCGGCAAAAAAATCGTTCAGCTATGCGAACCTCCGCTATGCGAACCTCCGCTCTGCGAACCTCAGCTATGCGGACCTCCGCTCTGCGAACCTCAGCTATGCGAACCTCAGCTATGCGAACCTCAGCTCTGCGGACCTCCGCTCTGCGAACCTCAGCTATGCGGACCTCAGCTCTGCGAACCTAAGCTCTGCGGACCTCAGCTATGCGGACCTCAGCTCTGCGGACCTCAGCTCTGCGAACCTCCGCTCTGCGAACCTCAGCTATGCGGACCTCCGCTATGCGAACCTCAGCTATGCGAAAAATTCCGAGCTCGCAATTGCTACGACCCGAATCCTCCCGCAAGGGACAATCATCGGCTGGAAGAAGCTGACCAACGGAGTCATCGCCAAACTTCGCATCCCAGAGAGCGCAAAGCGAAGTCACGCATTCGGTCGCAAGTGCCGCGCCGAATTTGCCGACGTGCTGGAACTGATCGGGGCAGATGGAAAGCCGTTTAGCGGCTCGGCGGAATCCAGCTACGAGAAAGGATTCGGCTACACCGTCGGGGCGACGGTTGAACCATCACGGGCATTTTCCGAGGAATGGCAGGACGAGTGTGCATCAGGGATTCACTTCTTCATCACGCGCGAGGAGGCGGAGAATTACACGCTATGAAATACGACTTCCCTCAAAAAAACGAATGGAGACGCAGGATGTGGAGGGGCGCCGCATGAGCGAAGCCCTACTCATCACTCCCGCGCTCGGCTCGGCCATCGTCACCGCGGCCGACCAAGCTCGCGTCGAGCGCGACGAGCTTCTGCATCAGGCCGCGCTCGTCGTTTCGGTCGCCGACCGCATCGACGCCGACGACGCGACCGCGGTCCTCCGAAACCTAAAGGCCTTCGAGACCACCATCGAGCAGGCCCGCACGCAGGCGAAGGCGCCCGTCCTCGAGATTGGCCGCAAGATTGACGCGCTCTCGAAGGAGCTCGTCGAAAAGGTCAAGACCGAGACTGGCCGGATCTCGCGCGTCCTCGGCGCCTACGAGCTTGAGGAGAAGCGCAAGGCCGAGGCGGCCCGCTACGCCGCCGAGCAAGAGGCCAGTCGCATCGCCGAGGAGGCCCGCAAGAAGGCGCAGGAGGTTCGAGCCGCGGCGCCCGATGCTTTGGCCGCCGACCGAGCCTCCGATGCAGTCAACGAGAAGGCCGTCGAGCAGATCGTCGCCCTCAAACAGACCGCAGCGCAATCCGCTCCGACCCGCCAAGCGGGCACCACCGTCCGCGAGGACGTTTGCTTCGAGGTCACCGATCTCGTCGCCCTTCACCAATCG